GCCGCCCTGAACGCCGCCACGCGCGCAGCATGTTCTGAAACGGAACCGGCCCATTCCAGAATGTTGCCCAGCTTGCGCGAGCAAGCTCCGCAGCGTATGTCATGGGGGTCCATATTGCAGGTCTCGTGATGTTTAAAGGTCTTTAAACTCAGCCCCGCCTGTGCACAGGTGGCGGGCCTTAGCCGGACTTGCAGGCATCATCTGCGGGATTGGGGCTGGCCGAGGTGCTCGCAACATCACGACCAGTCGCCCGTCTTTTTTAAATTAACGGTCTCCTTTGCCTCTCGGGGCGCCAGCCCCAGGTCACGCAAGCGCGCTTGTCAAAACCTTGACGTGAATGCGCATGAATGGAGTTGTCAATCTCAAAGCCGAGTCTCCAGCACAGCTGCCAGCGGCCCAAGAGCCTGAGCTGCACGTTAATCTGCCAAACATCACCCTGTTGCCACACTTGCGCGTGCCAGCGATTTTGTTGGCCTTGCCATCGCTGGATTTCTCCCTGTACCGGCATGCCACGATTCCAGGCTTCCTTCTCACCACCGTTTGATCGCAACCAAGCAATGCGTGCCTTGACGCTGCGCGGGTGCAGACCCTCGCCGCCAGCAAAGAAGCGATGGCCCCAGTAGTTGCGCGCACAAGCCGTGCGGTACGAGAGGCTGGCGGGGTCTTTATCCAGCTCTTGCGGCTGCGCCGTCGGCTGCGCTCGCACGTACACACCGCCAGCTCTAATCAAGCTGCGCCTGGCTTGGGCCAGAACGCGCTCGACCTCCGTGCGCAAGGGTTCTGGCAACTCGCCACCTCTGGGTTTGCCGAAGGTGTGCACCTCGCGCTCGCTGCCGTCTGGCATGCGGTACACCTCCGCCCACGGTTGGTTGTCGCCATTGACGCCGTTACCCAGATTGGGCGCAACGCCGTAGCTGGCAAGCTGCGGTAGTGCGTCCTCTACGGTCTCCGCCTCCCAGGGCAACTGGCGGGCGATGCGGGAGGCTGCCAGGCGCGCTTTCAACAGGTGCAAGGTAAGGCCCCGATTGCGCGCCTTGGCTGCACGCAGGCAAGCCATGGCCTGATCGCGCAGCGCTTTGGGCACGCCAGCCAGTTGCAGCGCGTGAGAGGCCACTTGCAGACAGTCAAGGGGGTTCACGGCGTCACACCTCGCTATCCTTGATGGGCGTCTGGAGCACCTCCTTGGCGCGGCCTTTGGCGATGATGCCGGCCTCTTCCAAGCCCTTGACACCGGCAATCGTGCGCGGGTCATCCAGCCGCACGTAGCTGGCCAGCGTGTAGTCGTTCATGTACATGCGCAAACGCGCAGCTTTCAGCCGCTTGTCTTCGGGGTCGTTCGGGTCATCCACGCTGTCGCGCTCAAAGCGGGCGCGCTCGGCGTCGGTGAAGCGGCGCAGAAACGCCAGCGGCGTCATGCGATTGTGCTGTGGTTGGCCAGTCCCTGGCCCGTCCGCAGTCACAGAGTCAACCACCAGCTTGTAGCGGTCGGGATACGCCTGCCTGACAAAAGACTCATCCGCCACAATGGTATTAAGGACTTTTCCCTTGTCATCCAGGATTTGATAGGTTCTGGGCATCAGAACTCCTCCTCGAAGATTTCAACGGTGACGAAGCCGTCGCCGCCTTTACCACTGGTTGCGTCGTTTTCTGGGCATGCGCACCCCCCCCCCGCACCTCGCCCGCCATCTCCTGCTTTGGTGGCTTTGCCTGAAGCCCCTCCACCGCCGCCTCCAAAACCTCCGGATTCCGCCTCTTTCCCTTGGGTATATTGATGGTTGCCCCCAAAGCCTGCGCCAGGCTGCGTCTGAAGGGAGGGTTTTGACGAATCAACCGCAACATACCCTTCGCCATTGCAGGGGACAAACAGCACGCAGGCGCTGTACAGGTCAGTTGGGACAACTCCGGCTGTACCTCCACGGGTGACACCAAACAAAGTGGTGTTAGGGCTGTCGCCAGGACCTCCTGGGTGGTTGTATCCCCCTGGAGTGTCCCCGTTGTTAGAGCAACCGATACCAGCGCCAACGGGCGTACTGGCAGCGATAGATGGATAGCTTGGTTTGCCGAGTAGCAGGGCTGGCGCGGCCCCCCCAGAAAACTTGCCTTTTTGGGCGGTGTTTCTTGCACTAAGCGCGTACCAGTCCAGCCCTGTTGGAGTACCGTTTGCGTCGTTGGTTACAGCACTACCATCGGTGGACTGTTTGCCTCCCGTCCCACCAGGGACGCTGACATTGACGCCTGGCCCTGTAATCGTGAGCGTGCCCCCCGTCTGTCCATCATTGTTGGGCCTGACGCCAGCCCCACCAGCAGGAATCGTGATGACAAACGTGTCACCCTGCTTAACGGGGATGGGCTTAGTCACGCCAACCGTTCCGGCGTTGCCACCAGTAGCCGCAGCTGTAGTGGAATGTCTGACCGCCGCACCACCACCCCCTGCGCCAAGGCATCTGAATATCAGCTTGCCTCTCTTTTGCACCGTGAAGCTGCGGCTGCCGCTCACGTACACCAGACGCCTGCGGATGTACTGCTTGCCTGCTACAGCGCCCACCATGCCCAAAATTGCGACCTCACTCATTATTCAACCCTCGTTGTAATACCCGCGACTGCGCCGTCTGCTGAGTAGCTCAGCGTGTCGATGCGCGTTTTGCCGTCGTAAACGGTCTTTGTGTTTTGCAGCTGGCCAGCGGCAGACCATGTCAGGGTGGTAACGGCAGGCTTGCCGCTGTATTGCTCCGTGACCTTTGTCATCTGCCCGTGTGCGTCGTACTCAATGGACACACCCAGGGGGCCAGATAGTGGGTCCATAGACAGGCGAGCGCCTACGGAGACCCAGTGCGTGGCATCGGCTTCCGGTGCCGTAGAAGACCCTGAATGAGCTGCAATACAGCGGTAAAGCACCCCTGGTGTTGATACTCCCCACGCCATGTCGTTAACGTTGTAAGCATGTCCAGACTGCCAACTACGCGCGTTGCTGGCAGCGCCAGCGCTGGCCGCGTACTGGGCAGCTTGAGCAGCAGCCGCCTCGGCGCGTTGCTGGGCAGTACCGGTGGCGGCCATCGCGGCGGTGCTTTGCTCAAACACCGTCTTGGCGTTGTCGTACACGTTGGTTGCGGCCGCATTGATGCCGGGGGCCAGTTTGGTGGCCTCCCAGTCGGTAAAGATGAGTGCGTCCTCGTCAAAGGTGTCGGTACCAAGCTGCGGCACTCGATCCAATGGCAAAGGTGGTATTGGTGTGGGCTTAATGGGTTGGGCCATTTTTTAAAGTCCAATGACGTTGATGGGCTGCATGCACTGCTTGACGTTCTCGAAACGGAGCACCTGTGACGGCTGGTTCTGCATAAATCCGAAGACACGCAGCGGCTCGTGCCGTTGTCGGCTCGATGCGATGTAAAGGGCGGGCACGCCGTCCAGCCGGGCAAGCAAGCGGCTGACCATGTTGGCGTCACGCGGCTGCACCTCTACGTTGCAATTGAGGGTGCGCGTAGGGTCACGGCGCGTCCATTTGGCGGTGCCGTCTGCCTTGAAATCAATGAAACTGTTGCTGGTGGGGCCAGCGCCTGCACCCCACTGGGTTTCGCCGATGCGCACGAGCTGGCCAAGCACCACCATGCCAAGGCCAACGCTGCCCGAGCGTGTCAGTTCGATGGTGATGTTTGGGTCGATACACGGGCGGATGTTTGGAAATAGTGTGTCTTCCACTACATGCGGGCGGGCCAACCAGTACAGGCTCCAGCGATCGCGCACGGCTGCATCAAGTTGGCGTATGCCGCTGTCGTAGACCACCGGCCCGTCCGGGCGTGATCGCACTGTCACTTTGGCCGTTTTTGCATCCAGCCCGCCCAGCCAGACCGCCGTAACAAAGCCCCCCGGGCGTAAGGTGACAGACAGGCGGTTTTGCGCTGTGGTGCGCGTGCGCGTGTAGGCATCGAACATGGCCCATTTATTGGTGGGCCGCATGTACAACCAGTGTTCAGGGTCGTTTTCAGGCGGTGTGTTTTCAGCTGCGCCGGAGGCTTCTGCTTTGATGCGCTCATAAACCGAGTGCGTCTCTACGCGGTGGCGCTTGTCGCCCACGACATAGCTGTTGCTTGGCCGCCCGCTTTGCCACACAGGGCTGTCATCCTCTACCGTCAAACTTGACGCGGTCACCATTGTGGCGGTGATGGGGACTGGCTCTAAGACACTAAACGCCATGCAACACCCCCTTGCGGGCGGCTACCACGTCCACACGTACGGCCCCCATGCCGTTGGCACTCAAAGCGCCCAGCATGCTGGAGAGAGCACCGGTATGGACGGCAACACCACTGGTCTGGGTCAGCAGCTGGCTCAGCAGCGCATTGAGTTGGGCCAGCGCGGCATCCGTGGTGGCGTTGCCGCCCCGCATCATGGCCTGCGTTTCGCGTGTGTTGTAGATACGTGCTGGCCGCTCGAACTGAACGAATTCGGGGCCTTCCTCTCCTACCAGTGCCCAGCCGCCAGCGTGGTAGCCACCTCTTGCGTAGGCGGGCACAACGCGCCCCTTATCCAGCCTGAAACCGTTGCGTTTAAGGTCTTCTTCTACATCCTTGGTCGTGAAGCCCAGTGCGGAAGCAATGTCGGTAGCTCGCTCGCCAATCAGGCTGCGGTAGACCTCTTTCCAGTTTTTGCCTGCCAACTTGTCCATGCGAGCGCGCAAGTCGCTGATACGCTTGCTGTCGTTGCTATCAGGTTTGATTTCTTCGAGGCGATAACCACCCAACATGGCGTCGTAATAGTTCCGCATGCGTGTGCCGGCGGGCAGGGATTGGATAGCTTTTTCTAATTCTTCTTTGGTCTTGTATAAGCCCCAGGGCTGTTTCCGCTCTCCATTTGGCGCACCAATAGCGCCCAAACCATTACTTGGTGCAAGGCCAGGTTTGGCTGGTTGAGTGACGATTTCTTTGGCTTGTTTTTCGGCTTCCATTGCGGCAACCAGCTTGGCCACGCCTTCGTCAATACTGCTCACGCTCGTTTGGGTGCCGCGCAGCAGCTCTACCTGGCGACGCCAGTGATCCATCTGCTGCTCCCAAAATTCAACTTGCTTACGAGCCAGCGCTACTTGCTGCTCTGCCGTGCTCAGCTGATTGCCCGCAATGCCCTGCATTTCTTCCAGCTTGCCTGCCAGTACGAGCTGGTCACGTTCATAGTCGGCTACGCTGGCGTAGTCATTGACGTTCAATCCGCCACGTGCACCTTCAATGGCGCGGCCCAACTCTTTGCCGTCGGGCAGTGCGCCTGTGCGGCGCAACTGATCCAGCATGCGTGTGATGGTGGCGTTGCCCTGCTCAGCTTGCATGGCTTGGCCGCTGGCGGTTTGCCCCCGCAGCTCGCGGGCGCTCTGGCCCGCCTGCTCAAAAATGGCGCGCGCTTCCTGCGCCACGTCCTGCGCAGCCTGCAAGGTTTTGCGCCATTGACTGGCCTGGGCATCAACAAACCTGCCCAGTGCATCCAGAGCGGCATCGGTGGCACTGCGGGCTGCATCCAGTGCAGCGCGCCGTGCCTGTGCCGCAGCTTCAGCAGCGCGGCTGGCCGATTCGGCCAGTTCATCTGCCGACGGCGTCAAACTGGCAAATGCGCCCTGCAGCCCCATCAACGCGGCAAAGGCGCGGCGGCCTTGCTCAGTCGTCAAATCCAGCGCATCCACCAGTGCCCTGAACTGCTCGCGCGCGTTGCTGGCATTGATGTCGGGCATGGCCAGGCCCAAGGATTCAAACTGGCGCTGCAAGGAGCGTTGCAAGCTGGCACGCTGCTCTTGCGAGCTGTAAAAGTTCTGCATGTAGGCAGCGGTGGCCGATGAAAAAGCCGTGCGTCCTGCCTGCCCTTGGCCAAACATGTCGGTGATTTGACTGGCCAAATCGCCGCCGTATTCGCTCACGTCCAACAGCGTGCGGCCCAGCGCTTCGAAAACACCATTGACCGTGGACAACGATTGCGCCATGCGCTCCAGCGTTTGCAGCGCTGTTTCGCCCGCGCGGGTAAAGGGGTTTTTATCGCCAAGCACGCCGCGCGCCAGCGCCTCTTGTGCAGCCGCCAGCGTCTCCTGAATACGGCGCGCAGCTTCTTCGGGTTTCAGACCGTGCAGGCTCAGGCGGATTTGATGCGTGACCGCGTCGACACTTTGCGCTGACAGTGCCAGCGTTTGCGCGTATTGACGCACCTGCTCACGCATAGCCATGTAGGGCTGGGCCAGGCTGGATCGGGTGGCTTCGTCCAAATCCGAATACCGTGTGCGATTAGAGCGAAACCAGCCGCCACGATAAAACTGAAAACTCCTGCCCGAAAAGCCGTTGTCGCCGCCGAAAGTGCCCTCAATTCCCGTGTCCGCCAGTCTGCGGCCAAACGCACGATTGACCAGACCGCCAATAGCTCCGCCGATGGCTGACCCCAGCGGCCCCCAGATGGCGCCAATGGCCGAGCCGAGATTGACCGCGCCATTGCCGCTGCCCCACGCGGCATAACCGCCGCTGATGGCCCGGCCAATGCCACGCCCAGCCAGCAGACCACCACCCAAGGCCGCTGCGGCGCCTGCGCCTGTGGCAAGTGCTGACCCCCACGCGCCATTGCTCCACTGTGCTACGACGTTTTGCCAAGCCGGCGCCAGACCATACCCTGCCAGGGTTGCGCCATTGGCAAACATGGTGCCAGCACTGCCCAGCAAGCCGCCCGCGCTCCCCAGCAGATCACCACCCACCAGCGACCCCAAGCTGCCAAGGCCGCCCAAACCACCCTGGCTGGCGGCCCCCGTTGCCGAGCCAAACATGCCCATCAGTCCACCGGCAACCGGCGCCATCACAGCCTGGATGACCGGCCGCAGTACCAACGTGCCAAACATGTTGCGCAGCGTGTCGCGGAAATTTCGGGCAACGTCTTTACCACTTTCAAACCCGCGAAGCAGTGCATCCGTGAGAGATTTTTCGATCTCTTTTGCACTGTTGGCTGCCTCTTTGGCGGTTTCTTGCGCCAGCTTCTTGAGTGCCTTTTTCTCTAGTAACTCGTTGCGCTCTTTCAGCAGCCGAATCTCTTCCTCGAGGTTGGCCTGCTCGCGTGTGTGGGCAAACTCATTTTGCAGCCGTGCCAGTTGCTCTTGTTTGAGGGCGATGACGCCTGCCAGTTTGGCCTGCTGGTAGCGGGTTTGTTCCCGTTCAGACAACCCCAGCAGCTCAATCTCTTCTTTTAGTGATTCATTTTGTTTGGCCAGACTCTCTACAGATTTGACGTAGGCGCTGACACGTTCATATTCTTTCTGACGCAGCGCTTCTCGCGCTTTCGCCGCCGCTTCCAGTTCTTTTCGTTCGGCTTCGGCGGCTGCTTTAATGACGGGCTGTTTAGCTAACAGCTCACCTTGAGCTTTGTTGAGTGCTTCGGCGCTGAGTACACCACGGTCGAAAGCTTTGTTGAGCCTATCCCACTCCTCGTAAAAGTTGGGATTCAGCCCGGCAGACTGCGCCAGCAGCTGTAAATCTTCGCGCAACTGTTTGGCCCGCTCGTGGGCGGCACGGTCGTTGCGTTTAGTTTTCTCGGCGTACTTCTCGCGTATCTGCGCGATACGTTCCTCTATCTCGGCCTGTTGGATACCCGCGGCCGCACCTTCGCTTCGCGCTGCGGCCACTTCACGCTCCATGCGTGCAGCCCTGCTGAGGTACTGCTCGCCGGCCTTGTCCCAGCGTGTGCGGGCTGCCAACTGCTCATTGGCACGGGCCTGGTCCTGTGCTGCTTTGAGTTCGCCTTGTAGTGCGGCTGCCTCCGTTCTGAGTTTTTTAAGGCTTTCTTCAATGGCCTTGCGGGTGGTATCACCGTTTTTGTAATTGGCAACTGAGAGGAGATGCTCTAGTTTTTGTATCTTGTCATTAACTTCCGTCAGAGTTTTGACCTGCGGCCGCCCAATGTTGAGCATTGCATCCCATGCCGCCGCTGCCGCGCCCTTGACGGCGTACCAGCTGCGCTCGAGGTAGCCGAGGTTTTTTTGCATCTGCTCAGAGCGCGTCGCCAAAGAGCTGGCAAAAGCATCCTGTGCAGCGCGAGCGGCTTCTTGCTGCCGCCCCTGTTCGGCCAATGCTCTGACGTGCTCGTAGGTGCTCTCCGTGAGGTAATTGACTCCCTCATTGAGCTTGAGCGTTGCGTTGAGTGGGTCGTTTTTGAGAGCCGTAAAAGCGGCTGCTGTGTCAGTTACGGCTGTACCTGTCACACGCTGCCAGTCCAACGCTACCTCGGCATAGCGTTTGAGTTGGTCCGCGCCTACGTTGGCGCTACGCGCCATCTCAGCCAGACAGGCAGCTGCTGCACTTTGCGTGTGTACCCCGTCTGCAATCTCGCGGGCCATACTGGCCATTTGTCCCGCTGTGGCTCCTGCCGCATTGCCGGTGGCAATCAGAGCATTGCTATACGCCTGCGTTTCGCGGCTGCCCTGATACCAGGCTGCGCCCAGCGCAGCCACAGCAGCACCAGCCAGCGTAAGCGGATTGACCATGCTCACCACGTAGCCGCCCACAGCCTTGAGTGCGGGCATGACCCCGCCAAACGTATCCTTGAGCTGGCCGCCCTGCTGGATCAATACGGTCAAGGGAGGCGACCCGCTGGCCAGCGACGTCACCACGTCCGTCATTTGCATGGGGACGGTGCGCAGCGCTTGCGCCATTTGTTTGACCGACAGCTCGGCGGGCTTGACGCCGCGCTCCAGCTTTTCGGCCGCCTGTGCGGCTGCCTTGGTGCTGGCCGAGAGCGCGTCCAATTCTCTGGCGGCGCGCGGAATCTCGGTGGACGCCGCTTTGGCGTCCACGTTGATCTTGATTCCGACCTGATGCACCGCGCCCACTTTTAAAACTCCATCAATCCATTTCGCGCGCGTTGACTACGCGCAGCATTTCGTGCTCCATGATTTGCACTTGGCCAAACACCTCATTGCCCCGTTCGGCTGGCACGCCTTGTCGGCGCATAACAATTTCGACGCCTGTGTAATCCAGCCCCTCCAGCAGCAGCTCTGTCGGTGCGCCCATTGACGACACGGCCAGGCGCCGCCACTGACTTTGGCAGGCCAGGAAGACACGCCATGCCTGTGCGTGTTCGGGCCAAAGCTCAAAGTCGTCAACTTGTGACCGCCAGCCGTGCGGCGGGGCCAGACGCTGAACGTCTATGCCCAGCCGCTGGCAGTCCTGTTTCAGGTCGTCGTCGATGACATAGCGGTTTGCGCCGTCTGCGCCGAGCCAGTGGCGGACGGCGCCGCGGAGTTTTTTTCTGCCGCCTGCCGCTGTGTAACGAACATGTGATCAAACCAGCTAACCATCATGGCTTGCTCAAGCCCAGGGAAATCGTCATCCGCTGCACGGCGTTCTTTTGGCGAGTAGGGCACTTCCATGCCGTTTTCGTCTTTCAGCCCATCCCACCCCGTCACAACCTGGTCGAGCACATCGGGCAACTTGATTTCCCCCTCCATGAATGTTTTTGCCAAACCGTCCAATTTGTCGCGCGTCAGCCGCTTGAAATGCACGTTAAAACGAAAAGTCTCATATTGACCGCCGTCACTCAATATATAAAGTGTGGCTGGCGTAACGATAACGGGTTTGAGGCCAGGGATTTTGACTGCCATGTGGAAGCTCCAACAAATTAAAATGAAATATCAAAACAAATCAGACTTCAATCGACCATTCATCATTCCCCGCGTCACTTGGAATAAATGACAAAGGAATGGTAATCATCTGCACACCGTCTGATTCGTTGTAAGTGGGTTTGCCCAACTGGGCGCGAGTGGATTTAAAACTCACTGTATTAGTGGCTTGCTGACCATGCTTAACGATCAATGGCACGATGGCGCTGGCGCGCGCCATAGCAATCCAGTCTTTGGTTGCTACGCTGGTGTTTTCAAACGTGACACTACCTGTTGATTTGCGGCCCGTAATTTCAACGGTATCCACGTTCATCAAATCGCGCTTGACAACCTGATTTCCAGCCTTGAAAGTAAATCCGCTGCACGCTGCCGTCAGGCCGTCAAGCGACAAAGTGGTATTGGCTTTATTAACTCCAAGTGGCTCCATAAAGCCTGCGTAATTCACGGCAGGCAGCGGCTCGTCTTTAGCCGGAACGAAACTGCCCATAAAATCAAACGTGAATTTCGGAATACGTTTGGCTTCCAGTTTCAGTTCAAATTCACCGCGCGCACCATGCATTTTGTGTAGCACACCGTCAATATTTCCATAAATCGTGAGCGATTCAATTGAATCCGTAACGGGTTTGAAAACTGTATTGACACCCGGTGCATTGGTAGCGCTGACGGCGCAGGCGCGTAGCAGTTCGGCGTAACGCGGCAGTGTGCCCGCCGGATCAACGCCCGCACATTCAATAGCGAATGCAGCTTTTTGATATTCCGTCACCAGCGTGGAGCCGCTGGAGCCGAAAAACGGGCGGATGTTGTCGCGCTCCACCACATCACCTTCGATGGGCGTCAGGGTTACGTCGCTGACCAGCAGCGCGTTGGCTGCGGCGGGCGTTACAGGCGTGCCCACGGTATCTTCAATTTTGGCCAAGATGGCCATCTTGCGCATGAGCTTGGCTGCCATGGCTCAAGTCCTTTCGTTCGGGTTTAAAGTCATATTTAAGGCGTCTGGCTGCGGTGCAGCAGCACGCGCTGGCCATCAACGATTTGGTAGAGGCCGCCCACACCTTGCTGCGTGTCGGTCTGCGAGGCGGGAACCACGGCCAGTCCATCATTTCCGCCATGGCCGTTTTCAGTGGTATGGGTTTGCGACGCGGTTTGCGCCATCGCCTGGCCGGTTTCGGTTTGCGGCGCTTCATTTCGGGGTTTCTTTTGAGTCACAAGTAGCTCCACGTAGTCAGTTGCAAAACGGCCGAGTGGCACAGCACACCCGCAAAGCGCACCGGCCCAGCATCAATGACCTGCACGCCGTCTTCACTTGCATCCAGTGGGCCGGGTTGGCAGACGCCACCCAGCGTGGGGTCGGCGCGTACCACGGCGCGAAATTGCTCAATGAGGTCATCCAACACCAATTCGCTGGCCCGTGCGTCGGAGAAAGCCATGTAGCCACGCACCTGCCACGTGTGTGCATTGAGCGAGCGGCCCGTACTGGGCGAGTGCTCGCGTGTGGCCACGCGGCGCAGCCACCAGCCGCGCACTTCGGGCGTGCCGCCCGCAGGTGTGTACAGGTACATGGAGCGGAAAGCCGTCTCGCTCTCGGCGTAGCGCTCGCGCTCGTGTACATGGCCAACATCTGGTACGGCTGCCAATGCAGCCACAATGGCGGCGCGGTGGGCACGCAAGTCGCTCATGCAGCACCTCTTGTTGTTGCTATTTGTTCGGCCACGAGTGAGCAGGCTGTCTCGAAGATGCGCACCACCTGCCCACTGACAGCCTGTGCGGCGCGTTCAAAAGGTTTTTGTGCCTTGGTGCCGTGTTTGGCAATCTTGCGGGCCACTAACCAGGCCACTTCGCGTTCGCGCGTTGGCTCCACGCCCAGCGCCGCGCGAACCCAGGGAATCAGTGCATCAACTGGCGGCATGTGCGGCCGTGTGCCCAGCTCAATAAACAGTGCTGATGGCAGCGGACTGCCCACGGTGCCAACAACACCTACCGGCGTAGCAAACGCATCGCTCTCAATGCTGGCGGCCGTTAACCCGGAAACGCGTGGCATCAGCTCGCGCGTCTCGCGCTCGGTAAGCATCGTGGCTTCCGTCATCGCATACAGCAACGCGTTACGAGTCATTTCAGGTGCTTGCTCCATGCCGCGCTGCAATACAGCCAGCCCCTCAATGGATACGTGGATGGCGTGCATTCAGAGGCTCCTCGGCGTGAGCTGATGGCGACGGCGTCTGGGCCACTGGGCAACGGCCGCAGCGGCCTGTGCGCTGCCTGCTGCGTTTGCCGATCGGTAAGGGTCAGGCAGGCCAATTCCTACGTAGTAGGCGCTGCGGTATTCCTTAGCCCGTGCGGCGTACTCGCGGGCACGGGTTTCGGTACTGCTGGCGTCTGCGCCCACCACCGTTTCGCGCTGGCCGCTGTAATACGTGGCCAGTTGCAGGCACAGTTTGCTGGCAGCCAGCATGGCCACCGGCGAGCGGTGGTGCGGCGGCACGGTATCTTGCGCCGCATTGACCGCATGCGCTGCGGTGTAGGTCAGGCGCACAGTGGCATTCAGGGGCAGATGCCAGGTGGTTTCCAGCATCCAGCCGTCCGGCACACGGAAAGCAGCCACATGTATCAGCTTGGGCGGCTGCTGACCCACAGGGTACTCGGCGCACCGGATGGCGCTGCCATCCTCCCAATGCGGTGGGACGGGGCCAAATACACCTGCCACGGGCCAGGTCATGTCATGCACCAGCACGCGTGGCAAAGCCGCACCGTAGTCCTGCACCGCCTGCGAAATGGCGCGGTCACGCTCGACAGCATTCAGCACGCCGCCCACATCACGCACCATGTCAGCCACCAGTTGCTGATAGTCAGCCAAGCTCATTTAAGCCACCACGGCCTTCGTCGCCGCTTTTTCACCGTCTACCAGTACGCCGCCGCCGTAGATGTGGCGTAGCTTGTAGGTCAGCTTGTCATTGCTGAACATGGAGCCGGTGTTCGGCATGTCCTGGATGAACAGCTCCGGCTCTTCGCGGCCATCAAGAAAACCAATTTCCAATACGGGCAGGCGTAGCGGATCGGCCACGGTGCACCAATCGCTGGCATCCGTCCAGTACGCCACCGGAATGATTTCCGGATTGATGGTTTGGACAAACGTTTTGTCCAGGTTCTGGCCGCGCACGAACAAGTCGTAGGCCTTTTCCTGTAGCTCGAAAGGCACCAGCAACACAGCAGGCTGCGTAGCCAGCCGCTTGCCACTGCCTGCGCGCGTTTGCCTCAGCATGGCCAACCGGTGTTTGGCAAACTCCTCGGCGCTCAGGGCCTCTGTAAACAGGTTGCCGTGATCGGCATGGAATAGCGCCTTACCGTCATGGATGACGGGGTTGTTTTTAAAGAAGTCAAAAACAAATTCATAAAGTGTGTTTTTGGCGGCCAGCGCCAGCTCGACCGGGATACGGCGCAGCGCCTGCACGTCATCGTTTTTGATGGCCTCCAGCGTCACATCTTCTGTTCCGCCGCGTTTGCTGACTGCGTAGGTTGCCTTGTCATCACCAGGTGACGAGAGCGCACCGTAGGGTGCGCCTTCGGCCACGGCGGGCAGGTTCCCGTAGCCGCCCACACGCACGCGCTCTTGCATGCGGAAGTCGCTCACTGGCCCCCACGTTGCGACCTTTTTCCAGGCATCCAGATCGGCCATGCCCGCATAAACCGCCTGCATGCGGCGCGTGATGCTGCTGCCCAGCGCATCGGCCAACGTAGTGCTGTCGATGGATTCACGCATCGTGCCCAGGCTTTCGGCCATGCGCGCCTTGTCGCAGTCGCGCAGGTCGCCCGTCACGCGGCGGTCGCCTGTGATTTCGATGTAGCACTCCCTGAAAGAGTGCACGTCGCGGTGGTTTTTGTGTGCCGGATCAAAAAAGGCGTCCAGCATGTCGCGCACAACGGCGGCGCGGGCGCCGACCTGTATGCTGCCCTCGCCAAAAGCAGGCACACGCACGCGACCGCTTTCGGTAAATCGCGCTACGTAATCTGCTTCGTTTTTAATGGCGGCGTCTACCTCTGCCTCTGTAAAGCGAGCCAACGCCCCGAACTGGGCGCTCAGGCGGTCCTTAGCTGCTTGCGGCAAGCTGGATGCACTGACTTTGGCCTGCGCCTGCTGGCGCAGAACCCACATTTGCAACTCGCCGCGACTGACGGGTTCGTTTTCCTGGCTCTCGGTTACGCGCTGCGTAGTTGCATGGGCGGCGGCGGGCACCAGCGGGCCGCAAATGGCCTCATGCAGATTGACCAGTTCGTCGTCGCCAATGGTTTCGGCGTTGATGGCGGCATGTTTGGCAGGGTCTTTGGCCTTGATGGCTTCCAGCATGCGTTGCTTCCAGAGCGGCATGGCATTTCCTTTTTTCAAGTTGATAGATGGGTTGGCGGCTTCGGTGATTCGGTCCAGGCTGCCGCCTGCGCCCGGCTCCACGATGAGGTCGACGGAATCCACACGCAAGAAACGCACAGCCTCGCGCAGCACCTCCTGGCCTTCGCGTCGCTGGCGGGTAATGGCCGTTGCGTCAATGGATAGGCCCAGCAGACTCTGCATGCCGCGTTTAACGGCTTCGGTCATCTTGGTCACCGTGGGGTCAGCAGGCGAAATGGCGCGGAAAGTGCCTGCCAGTGCACCACCGTCAGGCAGTGCTCCTTCAACAAAGCGCACTTCGTAAACGCCACCGATGAGGTTGCGTACATCTTTCCCGCTGCCGGCAATGTGTTCGGCGTCGCTTTTGGCAAACACGCGCACGCCCTCGAACAAATGGACAGCCTCTCGCAGCGTGGTGTCCGGGTAGTAGTTGGCATTGCCGCTGCGACCGGCGCGAATCAGCGTGACAGCAATGGAACCATCTGCCGCCTCGCGAAAGGTGGTACCAACATCGGCCTGTACAGCGGCAGCTGGCGTGGCAACCGTGGGCACGTATTGCTCCACCACCTCCACCGGAGCAGCCAGTGCTACCTGCTCGACGCCGTCTGCTGCTTCTAGCCGGTAGGCGTACAGATATTTGCGCCCGTCTTCCAGCTCGACCACGGCGCGGTCGGCGTAAATGGCGCTCAGGCTCACATGCTGCTTGTGCTCGTCGTTCTTGCCCGCATTAACTTGGGTGTTGATGGCCGAGCGCACCATCTCAATCAGACGGCGGAAATCCCGCTCCGGCGTGGGAGCCGCCGCCTCGCGCATGGCCGACTCCACCGCATCGCGCGTCCGCAATCCGCCCACAACTGCCAAGGCGGCAATGATTTGCGCAAGGCTCATTTCGCCCCCACTAGTCTTTGGCCGTCGCGAGTGATAGCCACCACACGGCCGGTGTACTCGCGCCAGCTCAGGATTTCGTCAGGCGCAACAGCAGCGTTGCCGCGTTTGACGAGTGCGGCTGCTTTATCGACGGTCAGCGGCTCGGCCTCGGCCTGCTGCGGCTCTGAGGTCTTGCCACCATTAGGCTGCTCTTTGGCGTCAGGTCTGTTTTTTGATTTGGGGGTATTCGACACAGTTTGTCCTCCTGCTTGTGACAGGAGTGACTGTGCCGGCGGGCAAGCAAAAAAATAAGGCCGGCAGGTGGTAGCCCGGTATGCATTGGCAGGCTGCACGCCGCTAAAAACCCTTTTTAGCCCCATTGGGGCTATAACCTTAATAGTGGTAGTGCGTTAAGCGCCTGCCCAACACCCCTGCAAGGCGAATTGTTTTTCTCTTTATTATTCATACGGCCTTTTGAGGCCGTTTTTTATTAACTATGATCCATTACACACTTTCCACTACGACATCACGGTTGAGCGGGGGGCGCCGCCCACGCTGCACGAGGTGCGCTCACTTGCAGAGCGTCTGTACCGGGCACAGGGCGTGGACACCCGCATTTTGCTGGGCCACCGCAGACAGCAGATGACCGACCGCTACAACGACGACAGAGGTCTATCGCGCAAACAGTGGCAGTATCTCCCGCTGCCGGAAGGCGTTTAAACCACCTTTAAATGCAGCGGCAACGCTCTGCATGAGCAGCATGGCTAGCTCCCATGCCTGAGAAAGTTTTAAAGCGTCTACAAGCCCAAAAAACAAAGCCCGCCAATTGGCGGGCTTTTGCTTCTGGCGCGTACGGCCAGGCACTTGGAATCTGTTCATGGTTGTCGGCACTAGGGCTTGCAGGGGGCGATTTGTTGTGGGCCGAGCACCGGCAGGCACAACTCATCATCTTCGGGAAATTCCACCATGTAGCCCAGTTCCGGCGTCTCGAATATTTCGATGATAGTGCCCTCCGTGCCAGCAGGTACAGTCCGACCTGACACGTTTGGCACGTCCACAAGCGTTTGGATAACATCAAATAATTGGTAATCTGGTTTCATATCAGTGGCTTGTTAGGTGGTTTTTTAACTTTTGACTCTGGCAGGAATCTAACTGTTGTGAGCTGCGGTATATCGTTGCCTGGGCGCACAATCCAGCCAGTGCGCACCGTCCCGCTGGCAATTGGGCCTGTGACAGGGACATCAACTGTCCAGCGTTGCCCAAACTTATCCAGCAGATGACTGTAGGCCAACTGCCCCTGAATGCCTGCCAAGATTTGGCGCTCTAATTCGTCAGCGTTTTCAAGGGTGAACCCCAACGCTGATGACAACACAATTGATTTGTTGCCCCCACTCTTATGGGTCGGATCAAGCGCATATTTTCGCAGTTTTGCCTTCGGAATAATAGCGCTTCTTACATTTTGTAATTCCGGGCGGATGGATTGATTGGGTGGCACAGCGAGGCGCATCCCGGCCGCCTTGGCCTGCCGGTCAAGCTGCTCTTTGCCAGGGCTGCGCTCCAGCTCGCGCTGCGTAAAAGGCTTAGCCCCCGGGTGCATGACTTGCCAGCCGCGCCTGAAAGGCAGCAGCGTGCAGCCGCAGTTGATGACCTGTTCAGGAGGGGCGGTGGGGTCATGCGGACATTGCATTTCGTCCACGCCCCCGTTAGGGTTGGATACCCTGAAGGGCAAATCCACTTCTTGGACCTGACCGTCAACCAAATCATGTTGCCAGCGGCTTTCGGGTTTGCCGCTGCGCCGCCACTGCTTGCACAGGCTAGGCACGCGCCGCGCCGCCCCGCGGG